TGGGGGCAGGCTGCTAGAGAGTCTGACTACTCTTTATGGGTTGGGCCTGGCATGGCTAAGTCGCGGGGTTGGTACCCCAAAAAGGGATCGAAAGGCTGCTACATTCTGGCCCCTAAACCTATTGCGATTGAGAACGAGAACGAACAGGGCGAGACTGAGCTTACTTGTTTTACACTTTTTAAGCCTCAATGTCTGTTCAATATTGCAGACCTACAGGGGGAAGGATTAGAGGATGCAATTAAAAAGGCAATGGATGGTGTAGGTGTTGAAAGGCCAGAGGATGAAAGGTTGGCCGGTGCATTTAAGCAATTAAGATCATGGAAAGTTAAAACTAACCATGGTGGAGATCGTGCTTATTATTCTCCAATGGAGGATTACATTCAGATGCCAGAGCGAAAGCAGTTTGTTAACGATTCAGCCTATCTTTCTACACTTGCCCACGAACAAATCCATTCAACCGGCCATCACTCCCGGCTGTCTCGTCCGTTGGCAGGGATCAGTTCCGGCAAGATGGAATATGCCAGGGAAGAATTGATCGCAGAATTAGGTGCCTTCCTTGTTTGTAACAGGTTGCAGATTGATAGCAACACTGAGAACCATGCAGCCTATCTATCTAGTTGGGCAAGTGTGCTTAAAGAGTCGCCAAACGTACTCTTTAAGGTTCTCTCAGCAGCTAAAAAGGCAGCCGATCTGGTATGCCCTGATCTGCCCGAATAGGCAGCCGATTAGGCCATGGTTGATCTTGCTCAATCATGGCTAACCTTTAACCCTTGACCTTTGTTCTCTCGCTTTTGTTCATCATGCCTATTCATGCAGCCTTCCGAGTTTCAACGCTACCCTTTCAGGATAAAGTTCCCTTTCTTGAGCATTACGGAACACGCCGTAATCGCTGGCTGGCTAACAGGCTGGGCCTGAAAGGTAAGGGAAGTGAGCGACTAGCAAATGCAGTTTCATCCTTTTTCTGGAACTATACTGCCGCTGTAACTTGCGATAAGTTAGCAAATAGTGTTTACTCTTATGCTTACGGTTGCAAACTTACCTACGACTTCATTGTTTCCCTGGATAATTTTGATTCCCTCCCATTCTGGGTGCGGGCTGATCTTAAGTCTGCCATGCGTGGATTGAATGAACAAGGGTACGGACTCAGACGCTTAGGCTGATCCCTACAATTAGCCATCCTTAGTGATGGCTTTCTGTAGGGCTCGCGCCTTACATTGTGTTTACTTTGTTCCTTCGCTTTTGTTATTATGCCTATTACCTTCCTTGTTGAATGGGCGTATTCGTTACCAGCCGAGCACCCATACGGCAGGCAAATTGGCAGGGGAACCGCTGAATTTGGTTGCTTCACCGCAGCGCATGATTTTGCTCTGGACTTGGAATTGAGATGCCGTAGAGGTATCAGGATCAGGACTTGCCAGCCCGAAGTAACCCAACCTGCCTGTCATGCGTGGGTCTATGATGCTTTGAGTTGTGCAGAGTTAAGGATGGATCATGCTTATCTAGCCAAAGATTGGGATCGTTATGATAGTGAGAGAGTCGGGGTGATTAAGTTACGCTCGATGGCAGACGCTGAACCTGACTATTACGATCTCCCGCCCTACGCTGATCCGTCTTAAAGGGTGCAGACGGTTGACCTTGCTCAATCATGGCCAACGATTAACCTGTGATTGCACTTCCCTGCCAACCATGACCGATCACCGCTCTACTGCTGTTTTCCTGTCTTGCTTCTGTCTGTTTACGGGGTTGCTCCTGGCCTCTGCGGTTACCTTACGGGATGATTACCAGGCGCAACTCCATCAGCGAGACGTTGTGCCTGCCTTGCGCCAATGCAAGGTTCCATCACCGTGATCTTTTCGTTTTTAGGTCATTGCTAGCCATTGATCTTGCTCAAGCCTTGCGCTACACTGCATGTACGGGGGGGGGTAACTCTCCTCACCTTGATCTTTGCTTTCCCACGTTGTACGTTTCCTCTCGCCTACCTAAAGGGCTGTGGTTCCCTTGCGACTTCTACCTTTCCGTCTCGTTTTCACGGGATCGTTTGCTACATGTGCCTACCGTGTTGTGTGGTAAGCACAACGTAACGGAGCGGGGCGGCAAGGTCACTCTTGGTTATGTAAGGGTTGAACTGTGGCTACTGCTGCACGTCTGCATCATTCTCGATTTTAAGAGGCTTTGACGCTATGATGGCCTTGCCGCAATCGAAAACCTTGCCATGAGTACGCTACGACACCTTAGAAAGATGACCGTATTCTTACGGTCATTGCATCCACAGCTTCGCGTTTCCCAGTTAGACCTTCTCTTGGCTGTTGCCGAGAAAGAGGGTCAATCCCAGACCGATTTAGCTGCGAACTGTTGCCTTACCTTGGCGGCAGTATCACGGGCCGTTGATGCTCTCGGCGGCGATGGCAGACGGGATGGGAAGGGAAAGAAACTTGGCCTACTCAAAGCTGAACGCGACATTAACGATGACCGCTATGTGTTGGTTTATCTGACCGATAAGGGCAAGGCCACCCTTGAGACTTGTGCAAACCTTGTTTATCCCGAACAATGAGTATCCGCTTTGTTGATGGTCGATGGAAAGCCTTCGCTGCCTTTAAGGGCAAGAGGCTGTGCCAGGCTTGCGAGTCTGAGGAAGAAGCACGGGTCGTAGAGAAACAACTCTTAGCCCAGCTTGGCAGGCAGGAGGTTAGACAAGCTGTTGCTAATGAAGGCGGCTTGGAGTCTGTACTGCTGACATGTAAGCGCCTTGATTGGGCAGGCAAGGGGCCTGATCAATTCAAGCTAGGTTGCGCCATTGCTGCTTACTTTGGGGGTGACTATCTTCCTGTCGATGTGACAGAGCAGAAGATAGACACCTTCTTGGCCTGGCTACGCCAGACGGGGCCTAATGGGAATGGCTGTAGTAATGGGACGATCAACCGTTATATGTCAGCTTTGCGTGTAATGCTTAAACGTGCTCAACGCTTGCGATTGATTAAGGAGCTGCCTCTCTTCCCAGAGCGCAGACTTCTTAAGGAGAGTGAGCCCAGGCAACTTGTCTTGCAAGATGAATGGTATTCAGCCTTGCTTGATGAACTGGAAAAGATGGAACATCGGGAGTCCTATCGGCTCACCGTGTTTTTGTGGCACATCGGCTGCCGCGTCGGGGAAGGGCTTGCCCTGACTTGGGATCGGGTCAGTCTGGAGGGCTCTAAGCCCTCTCTGATCTTCACTAAGACCAAGGGCGGGAAAGCTCGCCGCATCCCCATTCCTGCCCCTGTGGTGGCCCTCCTGGCAGCCCAGCCGAGGAGTGCTGATCGAGTGTTCCCGATCAGCTATCGCAGCTATTCGGAGCACTATTCAGAGGCTAAGCACCGCGTCTGTGATCGGTTCAGGCTCTCCAGTGAGACAAGGAAAGAGTGGGTAGTTCATACCCTTCGCCATTCCTGCCTGACACGCCTTGCCTCTCAGGGTTGGTCTGGCCCTCAGCTCATGGCTTGGGGCGGGCATCTATCTATGTCCGTGACCCAACGCTATGTCCATGGCTCTGCTGTGGACCTTGAACACCTCGTCTACTGAAAGGTGCTCGCACCGCTAGCTCGCATTGACTTCATTCCCATTGCCTCTCAACCATGCAGAAACACATCGACGCTACAACTTTCGACCTTTCCTCAGTCGTCAAGGAGGAACGTCAACATGTTGTGAGCGATCACATCGCTAAGAATGTTTTTCAGAAGCGCGCTATTTATGTTGCTAATGAACTGGCCAAGCATCCCGACCTTACCCAATACGGGCCGAGGGAACCGCATATTGCGTTTGTTGCAAGGCTCGTTGGTGCTGGTCGCCTTGAGATTCTGGGATCGACTCGATTCCCTATTGAGTTGTACTACCTAGACGGTCAGCCGTTGGTTGGCTTCTTGCCCCCTTCCATCCAGTTACAGCAGGTTGATGGCGCAACGGCCTTGACCGTACAGAATACGGTCCTGGGGCCTGATGAAATGCCGGATAGGCATGACAAGGTTGGGCATAGATTCCTCACTGCGTTAGTGCTTGAAACACTGGATAAAGCCGCAAATAAAACTTGACTGTGTGAGACTGTTGCGAGATTGCATTGTTCGTGCAACAACGCTCATGCAATGCAACAGAGCGCCAAGCCTTACTATCACTGAGCGGGGGCATGGCGGAATGGTAGACGCAGCGGACTTAAAATCCGCGTGAAGATTGACAACACTCAAATACCTGTCATGGACAGGCTTTACCACTGAGATCCCTGAGAATGGACAGTCAAGCATTGACACCGCACATTGCACGAACTTTCGACCCGCAACAGGCACAGATCGAGCTAGAAGCGTGGCAACGGAGGGTGGGGGCCAGCCGTGCCACAGAAAAAGGATGGGAGCATGGCGCCGCTAACTTCCTGGCAGGCAGGATGGTCGGCCCCTACCTATCTTTGGTGCTGGAGTATTACGAACGGGGCAAGGATCATGCCGGTAGGCATGGGAAGATATGGGAGCTACTTGGCAATGAAGAGAATGTCAAACAGGTTGCCCTTGAGACGTTGTTTCAGTTAGTTGGCAATGCCGAATCGCGTAAGTCATACAATAGCCTTGCGGTTGGCATTGGCAAACAGGCCGAATATGTTTTGTGGCTTAATCATCCCGACCTTAAGGGCTGGCATCTTGAAGGGTTGAGATTGGCCAGCAACAATGACCTTGGCATGAAGAATGTCATTAGCAGGTTACGCGACAAGGGATTCAGGAAGGCAGCCAACTATCAGTCACTCGGCAGGCTGGAGAAGACAGCCCTAGGTGCGTTCTTTATTGAAGCTATTGTCAACTCAACACAGTTGTATGACATTGTTATTGACCGTGATTACCGGGGCAGAGCATCTAAGACTGTGCAGCCTACCTCTCTGTACTGGGACTTTCTCAAAAGGTGGAAGCATAATCTGATGATGTTTCGGCACTCTCACATGCCGATGATGATGCCCCCCAAGCCTTATACAGAGTATGCCGATGGTGGTTATCTAACGATTGAAACTAGCTGGTCAAAGATCCCATGGGAAAAGTATTCTTCCCATATTGAACAGGCTGATCCTTGTGTGCTGGGCTCTATCAATAAGCTCCAATCTGTTCCATTCACTATTGATAGCGTTCAACTGGGCCTCATTCGCTGGGCCTGGGATCTTGGGCATGAGATTGGTTCTGTTCCACCTCAGGATCGTCTACCTTTCGTTGATATTAATGCTGTAACGCGTGACCATGGACGGTCCGAAGCATGGCGGCAGATATGGCGTCACAAAAATGATAAGCGCAAGGACGGACTTAGAAGCAAGATAGTCAACTCATTCATTGCAGCCGATAAGGTGGAGATTAGCCCTCGCTTGTGGTGGGTTTGGTTTGCTGATAACAGGGGCAGACTGTATCCAAGGGGCAGCCAACTCAACTACGCCGGGGCTGACCCGCATCGGAGCCTGTTTCGATTCGACCGGAAGGCACCCGTCAAGGGGCATGAGTATGAAGTGGCATGGGCTATCGGCGACGCCATGGGAACCCCCCACGGGGAGCGTGAGGCATGGCTCAAGGCCAATAGCGCAATGGTGGCCAGGATTGGCAATGAACCGCACGAAAACCTATCCCTGTGGGCTGAGAAAAAGAAGCCATGGCGATTCGTTCAACTCTGTAGGTTGTGGGCTGCCTACATTGCAGACCCCGGCCATCAAACGGGAGTCCCATTCCAACTCGATCAAACAACATCAGGCTATGGGCATGTTGCTTGCCTGACCCGTGATGCGAGGTTGGCCGAATGGTCGAACGTGACAGGTAGCGAGCCGCAGGATCTGTACATGCAGGTTGCAGCGAAAGTGCTCACCATGGCAGTAGATCAATACAACAATGATAGCGATGAATTGGTGAAGAAATATTTGCGTTGGTGGTTGGATAACTGGCCGGGTCGTGATTTGTTCAAGCCCGCAATTATGCCGGTCATTTATGGCCGCCGCTATCTATCAATGCAGCATCAGATCGCAGAGCAGCTAGTAGCCCAGTTCTCCCACAGCCAAAGCCCCGAGGGGTATCAGGCTTTCTCCCTCGCTTCAGTGCTCTCACGGCTGATCCTGGCAGGGGCGGGGGTGTGCCTGCCCGGTGTGCTCGATCTGCCTCGATGGCTCAACAAGGCTGGATCTGGCCTGATCCGTAAGGGCATCCGACCGTACTGGCACAGCCCAAACGGGCTGCGAATTGAAAGTTATAGCTCTCTCACCAGAAAGAAAGAAATGAAGTTAGTCCTATCTGGTCGTAAGGTTTCTATTCAGATCAAGGATGGAGAAGGGGAGCCGTTGAAGGGAACCGTCTCGCACCTTGCGGCTGATTATGTGCATTCGATGGACGCTGCGTTTCTACAGAGATTCGTGCATGAATGGCCCCATGAGATTGTGTCCGTGCATGACTGCTTTGCAACCACACTTGACAAGGTGGGCAAGATGCGAGGCGAGTTGAACAGTTCATTTAATAGGTTCTATCAACGCGACTACCTTTATGAACACTGGCAAGAGCTAGTGAAGATCACTCCTTCTCTCGTCCCGCCCCCCTGCTTTGGCGATCTGGAGACAGAACGCATCGGGGAAAATCCTTTCCTCTTTACTTGACATGAATCAACCCTTGATCGGGATTCGCCCTCCTTAGGCGATCCCTCCTCTCAGTCCCTAATCATTCTCATTCATTCCTGTGGCAAACAAGTTCGTTTCTCCTGTTGGCAAGCTCGCATGGAGCGCCATCACACACACCACCCTCAACCTCAAGCAAGAGGAAGAGTGGAACTGTGGTTTCATTCTTCCTGAGGCTTATACTCAGGAGATTATTGGCAACCTTGAATCCTGCTTGCGTGACTTTCGCGCCAACAATCCATCATTCCCCAAGGAAAACAGTGGCCTCAACTTTCCATTCGGGCCTTCGATGAAGAAGGATGAGACAGGGCGGAAGGTCGCCGAACCTGACATGATCCTGTTCAAGTTGAAGCGTCCCGCCCTTATCTATCGCAAGGCAACACAATCACGGGAGCGCAATACCGGCCCCCTTGTATTTGATTCGATGGGCCGTCCCGTGAAAGGGCTTCCTGCCATTGGTCCTGGCTCACTCGGCAAGGTGATCTATGACGTTTATGGCTACGACAAGGCGGGCCAACGCGGAGTCGGGATGCAGTTACTTGGCTTTCAGATTGTCAAGCTAGAAGTTGACACGATTGAATTGGAAGCGGTTGAAGGTGGTTGGGTTCCTGAGCCTGAGCCTAATTCCCTGAGTGCAATGCTCAACAGCAGCGAGGGAGGCGATGAGGTTCCGTTCTAAACGGAATGGCATTTATCGCTCTGGCGTAGAGAAAGCGGTAGGGGAGGATCTTGCTCAGCAAGGGCTCCCCGCCCTTTATGAAGCTGTAAAGCTGAACTACACACAGGCCAAGCGATATACCCCGGACTTCACTATCAATGACAGTCACATTGAAGTGAAAGGCTGGTGGCCATCATCCGACCGGGCCAAGCTGCTCGCCGTCATTCACTCCAACCCCACCATTCGGATACTTGTTGCTCTTGAGAATCCCCACATGACGCTCAACAAAAAGAGCAAGACTACATACGCTCAATGGTGCATGAAGCATGGCATCAGTTGGTCCCCGATCCCCATTCCTCCTGAACTTTTATCCCAATGGCTCAGCGGCAAACGCACATACCCTGCCCCGGCACAGACTGCGACAGTTCAGATGGCGCAACCCTCTACCCAGACGGCTCTCTTTACTGCTTTGTCTGCCGAGGCAGATACAACAGTGATGGATCGGAATGGGAGCGCCCTGTGACAGAGGACAAGGAAGAATCAATCCTTGCTCAGCTTCCCCGACAGGATGCTGTTACCGCTCAACTGTCTCTGTTGAAAGGTGAGCCTGCTGCCTTACCGGCTAGGGGTATCACTGAGAAAACGTGTCGCATCTATGACTACATTGCGACCCGCTATCTGATGGAGCCTGCCCAAGTCGCTTGCTATCGGGACGCTAACGGGTTGATTAGTGCCCAGCACATCAGGCGACAGGGGAAACAGTTTGCTTGGCTGGGCAGGGTGAAGGGTCAGAAGATCCAGCTATGGGGGCAGCACCTAGGGAGTGGTGGCAGGCTCATTATCACCGAGGGGGAGATTGATGCCATGACTATCTATCAAGTCCTGGCTGAGTTCACCCCATTCGGAAAGGAGTCAGTCACTGTTGCCTCCATTCCTGATGGTGCCCAGTCTGCCAAGCGTTCAATCTCTGAGCAGTTGCTGTGGATCGGCAAGTTCGATTCGGTGACGTTGTTCTTTGATATGGACGAACCAGGCAGGGCGGCTGCCCTGGAGTGTGCCGAGGTCATTGGTGGCAAGGCTGCAACAGTTCAGAGCTTCCCTTACAAGGATGCGAATGAAGCGTTGTTGGCTGATGATGCGAAGGCAATTCGTGATGCGTTGCTGGCTGCCAAGCGGCACCGCCCCGAGGCCATTGTCCACGCGCCAGACATGCTGGCCAATCTCCTTAGCCCCAACCGGGCGAGGGGGATTCAGTTCCCCTGGATTGGATGGAACCAGTACACACTGGGGGCCAAGCCGGGTGAGTTGTGGCTTGTTGCTGGGGGAACGAACATCGGCAAGAGTGCCATTACTCGATCACTGGCTCTCGACTTTGCGAGGCGTGGCATCAAGACTGCCTACGTTGCCCTGGAGGAGTCATGCGAAACCACGCTTGAACGGATGCTTAGTGAGGAGCTAGGGCTTAACCCTGCCTTCCATTGCGACACCCCCGAGCAACGGGCGCAGCGTGATCCTGCCCTGATTCGTGAAGCCCTCAGCAACTTTGCCCCTAACCTGTTCCTGCTCGACCGGCACATTGATGAATCGTTTGATTCGTTCGTGTCATCCGTCAAGCACTATGTTGTTGGCGAGGAATGTAAGGTGATCTTCCTTGATCACTTCTCCATCCTTGCCGATGGCATTGATCTTAAGTCAGATCAACGCCGAGCAATCGACAAGTGCATCAAGGAGCTTAAGTCCCTCTGCGTTCACTACAACTTCACCATGTTTGTAGTGTGTCACCTCTCAAGGGACAAGGAGAAAGTATCAGCCGAGGAAGGTGGGGAACCGCAGCTTTATCAACTGCGGGGCTCACAGTCCCTAGCGCAGATCCCCGATTATGTTGTGATGCTGCAACGTAACCCCAAAGCGGAAGATCCTATTGAGGCCAACATGACAACGTGTTGGTTGAAAAAGAATCGACCAACAGGTAGGCAGGGGGCTATGTCCGTCCTGCATTACCTGGAATCCTGCCGTTTCTATGAGGTTCTTTCCCGATGAGTGACCTACCCTTGATTACTGTCAAGCCTTGCCCCTTCTGCGGGGGCATAGGTAGCACGTTGATTCACGATCATCTACCGATTGAGGATCAACCAATGGATGAAGTAATGGTTTATTGCCGTAGCTGTATGGCTAAGCAATCAGACATAGATCACAAGGGGGCCGATCACTACGACCGTGCCCGTGATGTTCTCAAGCGGTGGAACCGCCGCGTCGTACCCAACGGATTCAAACGATGAAACTCCTTCTCGATTCAGACATGCTGCTATTCAGGGCATGTTCCTCAGCCTCTGTTGAATGTCAACTTGACGATGATGTATGGGTCAACTGGTCTGATGGAGTGAAAGCCCGTGCTGCCTATTGGGAGTACGTTGCCGAACTATCGGCAAGATCAGGCGTCCCGGTTGAAGATGCCATCCACTGCTTTACATCACGTTCCCAGTTCAGGCGTGATCTGTTCCCTGCATACAAGGCAGCCCGCAAAGGCGTTAAGCCCATGGGTTACAAGGCTTTGTTGCAGGAGATTATGCAGAACTGCGATGGTGCCTTCCAGATGGATCAGATTGAGGCCGATGATCTTATCGGTTTGTTTGCTGGTATCTACCAGGACGGGGGTTACGTCGTAGCCTCAGGTGACAAGGACCTTAAGCAGATCCCCGGCCATCATGTGTGGCTTGATAAAGAACTATCCTATGTCGATGATGAAGCAGCCCAACGATTCTTCTACCAACAGATCCTCACAGGTGACGCGACGGATGGCATCCCCGGTTGTCCGTCAGTTGGTGAGAAAACAGCGGAGCCAATCATCGCAGGGCTCGACATTGCCGACCCCGTGGGATGTTGGGAAACGATTGTTTCTGTCTATGGGAAGAAAGGGAAAATGGACCGACCCCGAGAATCTGCAACGACGCAGGCGCGATTAGTTCGCATCTTGCGAATCGGTGAGTACAATTTCGGCACCCATCAAGTCAAGCTGTGGATGCCCCCGACGCCGACACCCTAAGGACTCTCGTTGCCAGGGGTTTCACCCGTGAAGCACTGACAGCACTTGATCGGCTCTATCCCGAACGGACCCCCGACTTAAAGGACTCGATTGATGAGATTCGCTTTAAGTCGGGGCAACGTTCTGTGATTCGATTCCTCCATTCCCTGACGGACTAAAGCCATGGCACTGACCTTTGGTTTCAACAATGATGACTACAGCATCTATTACGGGGCAAAGCCTCCTGAAGATTCAGGCTGGGCTGTTTCGGGGATGGAAACGGTCTATCAGGATGGGCCTCTAGGAGGAGACATGGGGTGGGGGCAGATCCCCAGCCAGACCCTGGCATGGCGGCGGGTCGCAGCAGCACAGGAGGCGCAGGGTGGGCAGGACGGGAGCGGCCTACCTGATGCCAACGCAACGTCGCAGGCACAGGCCCAAGCACAGGCCCAGCTCGACGCCTCGCTGGCTGCCAACCAACAGGCCATTCAACAGGTGCAGGCCAGCTACGCGCAGCAGGGGAATGACATGGCCTCGACTGTTAGCAGCCTGCAGTCCCTGTTGCTGAAGTCGAAGGAAGATGCAGCTAAGTCACTGGCAGATCAAAAGTCTAGCTTTGATAGTTACATGCTCAAGAGTTCTAGTCAGATGGATGCGATGCGTTCATCCTATGAATCCCAGTTAAGGCAGGCTACGGCAACACTGCCTGATCCTGAGAGGACTGCTGTTGCCCCTCGACTTGGGGACTTCAGGACTGGTGGCCGCAACGCTGCTGCAAACACTCTCTCCCAGTTGAGGATCATCGCTCCCTCACTGTTGGGCGACGGGCAAGGTAGCGTTACTCTGGGGGGACTGTAATCCTCCCGGTTGAATGACAACGGCAAGTGCGCGATGGGCTGATCTTGAAGGGGATAGGAGTGCATATTTGGATACAGCAGTTGCTTGTTCCCGGCTCACTATCCCAACGCTGATCCCAACGACGGATGTTGACAAGCGAACGCGGATAGATCAGTCCAGACCGTCACGCCATCTTTATCAATCTATTGGGTCACGCGGGCTGAGCAACGTATCGGCCAAGTTACTCAATGCGTTGTTCCCATATTCGCAACCGTTCTTTCGGTTGACGATGGATCAAGCCGCTATTCAACAGGAGGCCCAGCAACGAGGAGATAGCGAAGGAATCATCTCGCAGGTTGATGGGTTCCTTGCCACTACTGAGCTTGCCATTCTTCGTAAGCTCGACAAGATGAAAGTGCGGGCTGCCTTGTTTGAGGCCATGAAGCATTTGGCCTGTGGTGGCACTGGCCTTCTGTATGTGAAAGAGACAGGTATCCGCTTCTATGGCCTTAGGTCCATTGTCGGTGATCGTGATGCTGACGACAACATTACTGAGATTATCGTTAAGGAACGGCTGAGCTTGCGTTACCTGCCAAAGGTTGCACAACGCATGGAGGCCAATGAGTCTGGCAATGATGGTTCGGAGTCATCAGAAACTCACGACCTTTACACCCACATTCAGTACAATCCTGACGACGGGGACAAGGCTGTTACTTGGCATCAGGAATACGATGATAAGGTGCTGGCTGGCACCGCCGGATTCTCTTCTCTCGACAAGTCACCGTGGATTGCCCTCAGGCTCAACAAAGTCTCAGGCAGCTTCTATGGAACAGGACTTGTTGAGGAGTTGCTAGGTGACCTCACCTCATACAATGAACTTTCCAAGGCCATCACGCAGGCTGGGCTTGGATCAGCTAAGACAATCTTCCTCGTCAATCCCAATGGTGTTACCAGGGCTGATGCTCTGAACAGGGCCAACAACTTCGACTTTGTTCCCGGCGATGAGAATGATGTTAAGGCTCTCAACGTTGGCAAGCAGTCTGACTACCAGACAGCCCTCACCTTGATGCAAGGAGTTGAAAGGCGATTGAACTTTGCCTTCCTTGTAACACAGGCCATCCAACGTGATGCTGAGCGGGTGACTGCGGAAGAGTTAAAGATCATGGTCAACATGCTTGAGGAATCATTCGGCGGGGTATACACCTTGCTCAGTGATGAACTGCAGCTTCCCCTCATTCGTCGCGTTATGCACATGATGAAAGTCGGGGGTGAGTTGATCGACATTCCCGATGGACTTGTTGAACCTCAGATCACAGCAGGCGCAGATGCCATTGGGCGAGGCAGTGATAAGCAAAGGCTTGTTCAGTTCTTTACCTTTGTGCAAACCGCCTACGGTCCTGATGCTGTTGGTAAATACACAAACCCACTAGAAGGGATCAGGCGAGCAGCAGCAGCAGAAGGAGTTGCGACTAAGGACTTGTTACTCACTGACAAGGATCTTCAGGCTAGATCGAATCAGGAACAGCAGCTACAGTTGGCAGGCCAACTAGCCCAACAAGGCACCAATGCCATCCCGCAGCCGCCAAGTGGAGCCCCCAGCGGAGCCCCCCAGCCTGGACCCGCAGGACCAACCGACCCTGCCGCCATCCCCGGATGATGCAACTCCTCCCGAGGAGTGCCCTGAGGTTCTCGATGGTTCCGATCCTGACCCGGTTGATCCTCCCGATGAGCTGGCCCCTCCCGATGAGTTGGCCCCTCCCAATGAATTGCCAGGCGTTGATCCTATTGACCCTGAAACGGGTGCCCGCATGAAGCCCATCCCCAATGGGGAAGGTGGCTTTATGTATCTGAGTGGAGCCATCGAAGATGAGTGAAATCTTCATTGATGACAGCGGCACAACCTCGGCATCGGTCGGATTCGATGGAATCTCCGAAGATCAACGTGTAGAGCAGGCCAAGGCCGAACTTGTTTCCGAACAGTACGGCCAACCTCAGCCGTTGATCCTGGGCAAGTTCACATCACAGGAAGCGTTGGCCACCAGCTACCGCAGCCTGGAGAGTGAGACGGGGAAACTGCGGGCTGAACTGGCCGCCCTCAAGGCTGGCAAGGCCCCCGCTGCTGAGGCCGCCCCTCCTGTCGAGGCACCGGGGGAGGAGGCCCCGCCCACTGAGGCCCCGCCCCTTGCCGCCCCCACCGAGCCTGCCCCTCCTGCCGCAGCCCCCGAGACCCAGTCGATCCCCGTCGAACGGCAGGAGCAGATTCGTAACTCGATCCTTGCTCAGGCAGGGGGAGAGGATGAGTTCGGCAAGCTGGCGACTTGGGCCAGTAACAACCTGACGCAGGATCGGTTGGGTCGCTTCAACACTGCTCTAGCGGCAGGCAATGAAGCCGATGCCCTGACTGCCCTTAAGGCCATTCAGTTCGACCGCATCATGCAACAGGGTTACGAGCCCCCGTTGTTTGGTGGTAAGCAGCAGGTAGCGGCTGGCTTGAAACCGTTTGCCTCTGAGGCTGAGGTTGTCGCAGCGATGCAAGACCCCCGCTATTCAGGTGGTGACGCTGACCCTGCTTATGTGCAGCAGGTAACCGAGCGGCTGAGTATCAGCAAGGTGTTCGGTTGAGTTAGTGCCGGTTACTTGCCATCGTGCAATAATCGGCACAGCACAACCAACGACAAGCGAAGGGCCGCCACGGCGATAACCCGGAAGCGAGTTGAACAGGGGCCGATCCCCTGAGGTCTGCATAACAGCAAACCCTTCAACCCTTTCGGGCCATGACTATTACGCCTTCAAGGCTTGGCGCTATCAATGGCGTCGTTACAGCCTATGCCGATCAGAACGCACTATTCCTCAAGATGTTTAGTGGGGAGGTTCTGACAGCGTTCAAGCGTAGCTGTGTGTTCCGTAACCTCACGCTTGAGAAAACCCTTACCGCTGGTAAGTCTGCACAGTTCCCGATCATCGGTCGCGCCATTGGCCGGTATCACACACCGGGCAACATGGTGGCAGGCCAAGGCAGCATCGGGCAAAACGAAGTCATCATTAACGTTGATGATCTTGTCATTGCAGATGCTACCATCTATGACCTTGACGACGCTAAGAATCACTATGATTCTCGGCAAATCTATTCGGTCGAATTGGGCGAAGCTCTTGCCCGACTCTGGGATCGGCGTGTTGCTCGCGTTACCTGTCTCGCTGCCCGTCAGTCTGTAAGTGACTTGACGGCTAACCTGCCGACCGGCCTAACACCCGATCAGCAGCCGCGAACGGGAACCAGGATCAACCTAGCCAACGCATCACCCACGGGTAACAACCTCGTCTCTGCTGTGTTTGCTGCAGCACAGGCAATGGATGAGAAAGACGTTCCGCCCAATGAGCGTTATCTGGTCTGTCGTCCTGACATGTATTACAGCCTGATCCAATCGGATCGTGCTGTTAACCAGGACTGGAACCAGGGCAACGGTGGTGCGCCTGGCTCTTACCGTGAAGCTCAGCTTACAAAGCTGGCAGGGTTCACGGTTCTCAAGTCGAACCATCTTGCACAGGGTAACGTCACTGCCCCAACTGGGGAACAGGGCTTTGTCTGGAACGGCTCTACAACTCAGTTGTCGTCCGTTGACATGACGCAGACCCGGATGTTGGCCTTCCAACGTGGTGCCGTAGGTGTTGCCAAGTTGCGTGGTATGTCCATGCAGATGACCGGCAACGACTACAACGCGATGTATCAATCGACTCTTATGGTCGGTAAGTTCATCGCTGGATTCGGCTACATCCGACCCGAGGCGACGGTGGAGATTTACAACACCCTGTAGACTCTGCCGGGAGAAAGCATCACAGGGGGGTCGCAAGGCTCCCCTTTTTTTTGGCTTGTTGCAGAATGGGACGACGCCCGATTGCCGCCCGTGACTGAGCTTGAAGCAGTAAACATTCTCCTGTCGGTGATAGGGGAGGCACCTATTGATGTATTCAGTAGCACGTCACTTAATGAAATCACAGAGAGTACGGTGGCCAGGCGAACACTGGCGGAAGTGTCACGCGATGTTCAGGCCGAAGGGTTCAGTTGGAATACTGATGTTGGGGTGACATTGATCCGCAACTCGGCCAATCAATACCCCTTGCCAGCCAACCAGCTAAGGGTTACGTTCGATCCCCGCAACTACCCAACTGCTCAGTACACGGTAAGGGGTGGAAGGATCTATGACCGGAGTAATCAGACCTTCACATTCAGCAGTCCATCATCCCTCCTCGTTTCGGAGATGGTGATGCTTCTGACATGGGATGAACTACCCCATCAGGCGCAGATGTACGTCACCATCAGGGCTGCACGAATCTTTGCTGGCAGGTTCGTGAATAGCAATTCTATCTATGCCTACACTTCGCAGGATGAGGAGTATGCACGGGCAATGTTGATGAGACTTGAGGAGTCAGGCCCCCTGCATAACTGGTTATCTGGTGGTGAAGGGCTCAGCGTTGTGCCCTACTCCCCCAGCGTTGCACTTGACGGACGGATCTGATTATGTCGAAACTCATTCGCTCCCGCAGGGTTGCCGCTTCCTTGGTGAAGGGCCGCCTCGACAACCTGATTCAGGGGATCAGCCAGCAGCCCGCCAGCAGCCGCCCACCGGGCAAGGCTGAGGACTCCCTGAACACATGGCCATCCCCCGTGGAGGGGCTTACCAGGCGCCGTCCTACCCGCCTCAGGCGTCGAATCTCAGCCAGCCAACTCACCGATCTGTGGGCCGATACGATCCTGCCCCAAACCGGCGAGCGATACCTGTTCACGATTGTTCCCAGCGGGGGGAACGTGGCAATGGAAGCAACCCTTGACGGTGTTGCCTGTGCTGTTGATGTTCACGGTACGGGGCTAACCGTATCCGGTGGGACCATCACTGGCACTGCCGCAAGCTACATCTATAAGGCATCAGGTCTTGCCACTAATTATCGACTGACCAACAGTGGAGCAGTTGCCCTGCTGTTGAACAGAACTGCAACTGTTGGGCTGGCAAGTGATCTGTCACCAGCCATTGCCAATGAAGCACTGATCTTTGTTCAGTCTGTTGCCTATGACGTTGGCTTCAAGCTGACGCTGAATGGTGTTGACCTTCCCGAGTACAGGACTCCAAAGGCAACGGACACGAATAACACTCTGTCAACAGCAACAGTAGCGAGTGAGTTGGCAAATAGGATTAACGCAGTGTCAGGCTTTACGGCAACGGCTTATGGTGCGTTGGTCTATGTGAAGCGACAGGACTCAGCGGCGTTTACTCTCTCTCTTGATGACTCTCGATCCAATGCCCTTGCCAGGGTTCTCAAGGATCAAGTTACCTCCTTCTCGTCCCTCCCTGCTGTTTCACGGAATGGATTCACTATCAAGATCGCATCAGACCCTAGCAGCAACCTAGATGACTATTGGGTTAAGTTCATCACCACTGATGGCAGTACATACGGTGAGGGTTTCTGGCAGGAAGTTACAGCACCAGTAATTAAGTACAAGCTAAATGCAGATACGCTACCCCTTGTCATCTATCGGGCTGCTACTGGCGTCCTATTCATCGGCCCTGCTGATGGTGCAACGCGAACGATCACCACGGGTCCAAACACCTACAGCTATACATTCCCCCAGTGGGGTCAGCGTACTGCGGGTGATGAGACAACGGTTCCTACTCCATCATTTGTTGATAAGTCCATCAGGGATCACATCATTCATCGGGGACGCTATGTCGTTGTTGGGTCGAACAGTATCCTTTTATCCGAGACTGACAACATCTTCAACTTCTTTCAGGACACAAGCACAACTGTTCTCGACACTGATCCTATTGACCTACTTACCCCCGCTGAGGGATCTTCTACCCCCCTCCTGAACTGGGCTATCGCTGCTGATGAGTCGATTCTGGTGTTTGCCGAATCGGCGCAGTTTCAGGTGCGAGCGGCTGATGGCCAAGTAATGACTCCCAAGACAACAGAGGTCATTAGGCTTAGCGCTATTGACATGAATACCCTGTTGCCTCCTCGCCTTGCAGGGCCAAACGTTGTATTCTCAACAAGTGAAACAGGATTCACGGGCTTTCGTGAATACCAGTTTGTCAATACTGAAAGCCGCAGGTTGGGCCTCAACTTAGGGGGAAGCCTCAGCATCACCAGTGAAGCCCCTCGCCTCATCTCTGGCCTTGCTGATCTGTGGGACGTAAGCGAGGGCCTTGACTTCATGGCCGTTTCCTCCCCATCGGATCGAACAAAACTCTACATCTATAAGTATCTATGGAGTTCAAGTCAAGGGGCCTTGGTCAAGCAACAGTCAGCATGGGTTACTTGGCAGTTTGGTGGCAACATCCAATGGGTCAGGTTCTTTGATAATCGCCTGTGGCTGCTTGTCACCTATAGCGATGGAACCTATCTGCTCGACATGACGACGCCCGAACTGCGTAGTTCAACTGGCCCTGAGTTCTGTCTTGATCGGCGCATTGACTATCCCGAATGTAACTCGGATACAATCACAACCAATAACATCACAGCCTCATACGATGCTGGCTCTGATCGAACTACATTCACCCTGCCCTATGCAGCAGCTACAGAAACACTTGCCGTCATTCGCTTTGACAACAATAGGGAGCGATCCCTGGAGATTGGTAAAACGTCATCCGGCAACAAGATCGTATGCAGTGAGCGTGGCAACTGGACTGGTGACCTAATCTCCTTTGGTGGTAGATACACCAGCCGCCATGTATTCAGTGCGGTCTACACCCCTGCCAGGGCAGAAGGGAGGGATCGAATTGTCAGGGATCAAACAGGCCGCTTGCAAATCCTTAGCTGGACTACTTATCACTCCAATTCAGGCCCCTACACCCTGAGGGTTGCAAGGAAGAATCGCTATGCCGATACGGTGAAGCCATTTAACCCAAGGCAGGTGAACGTCGAACTCAACACCCTCGACGCCTTCAACTACTCCCTTGATACAGGGCGCCATCGCGTCATGGTTGGCACCCGCAACATTGACTGTGTTGTATCAGTTGAGAGTGATTCGACTTTCCCATTCACCCTCTCTGGTGCCTCCTGGGAAGGCGCCTACAATGATCGGGCACAGGGGGATTGACTATGTGGGGAGCAGTTATTGGAGCGGCACTGGGTATCGGTCAGTCCGTACTGGGGGCCACTTCTGCCAACGACGAGGCAAAGAAGCAGGCAAAGAAGCAGCAGCAGGCAGCACAACAGCAATATGACTTTGCCGTAAGGGAATGGGAGTTTGCCAATAAGCAGGCCAACCTTCAATGGGAATGGGACATGGCGAGGACTAACCAACTCCGCGATGTTGAATTGCAGAAGGCGCAGGACCAGGCAAACTATGCAAACATGTTGATTCATAATGCAGGACAGAACCTTTCGATCAATCAAGCTGCATTGGCTGATCGGTTCGTTACCGAGGAGAAACTGAGGGGGCAACAGGTTGGGATGGAGTATGCCTATGGGCAAGGCAAGCTACAGAGTGAGTATCAGTATCAGTCCACGCAGCTAGCGATGGATCAGCTTGAGCAGTCCCGCCAGTTCCTTAATCAAATCAACCTGCTAGGCAATCAATCGAACAGTGTCCTTCAACGCTATCAAGATGACACCACTGATCTAATGGCCAGCCTGACGTTGGATGAAGCCCGCGACACGCTGGGCTACCACCTTCAGCAGATCGCAGCCATGGAGCAGGACGGACGGATCAGTGCGGTTGTTTCGGCCCAGCAGGGGGGCGGTGCCACCTCCCAGCGACTGGCACTGTCAGCGGCACAGGCGGCAGGCCGAACCTATGCCGAACTCGATCAGAAGGCGAGGTCAAGGGACCTCAAGGTGGCCATGGCCAATACCACCATGAGGAATAGCACCAATGCCGAAATGACGCGGTTCGCCCTGCAAAGCCAGGATCAGATCGCCCGTGGCGACTACGCCTATGGCAAGGCCAAGCGGGATCAGGAACTACTGAGCAGCACCTACAACCGCGATACCACCTATCAGGCCAATGTCCTTGAAAAGTTGACCATGCCTACGTTCGATCTGGGGCAACGGCAGTACGGGCGTGAGCTTGCCGCCCTGCAGATTCAGACGGACGCCAAGCTGTATGAGGCAGCCCAGCCGTACCGCATGGCCCCCTTCCTCGACCCCCTCAAGCCCACACCGGGACTGAGGCCGGAGCTTGCGACAGTTGGCTCCCCGTCAAAGGTTGGCACCGCTGGCCTGATTGGCTCTGCCCTTGTTAATGGCCTGTCCACGGCAGAGACGTACAACAAGGCTGCAACCGGCAAGAGCCTGTTTGAGAAACTGGGTTGACGAAAGGTTGACAACGGTTTAGGGTTGTGAGCGTTCAACCCTTTCGCCCGAATGACGGCTTCTGCCCTTCTCTCGTCCACTGCTCCTGCTGAGGTTGTCCCCTTTGATGGGACCGAAGCCCCCGCTTGCGCCGCCCCTCTCGTTCAGGACTCCGACTCCGACACCATCACCACCCTTGAGGGCCAAGAGCTTCTCGACTTTCTGGCTGCCAATCCCGGCCTCAAGGAAAGCGAAGCCATCAAGGCAACTGGCCATTACAAGCTCATTGATGGCAAGCCCCGCCTGAATCGCGCCCGCTATTACAAGGCCATCAGCGCGGCTAACGGCTTTGCCCCTGCCAAGCCTGAGCGCAAGCCCCGTGGTGAGACTGGCCCCCGAGGCGTTCTGAAAGTCGGTCCCGGCGGCCTTATCCCCGTTGGCGCTGCCTATTCCCGCCTGCTGGGCTTGACCCCTGGCACGTTCGTGTCCGTTTACAAGGATGAAGGCGTCCTTGTAATCGAGCCTGGGACCGATGAAGCCGTTGCAGCCGCTGAAGCTGAGGCAGCCAAAGCTCCCGCCGCCGAGGCTCCCAAGGCTGAGCCCAAGGCCAAGGCAAAGAAAGCCTGATCCTGCATCCCCGCCATGAAACTCACAACCCTTCCCCCTCAACTCGTCGATCACCTTCCTGTCTGTGGCTCCCACCCTCTGGAGTCAACAGCGTTGGCGTTCGACACAAAAGGGCAAGTTTGGTTCCTGGGGACTCATGGCGGGGTTCCCTACAAAACCCAATCCCGCGTTCTTCAATATGCCTGAGCCCATGTTGCCCCAACGCTTTGAGCAGTTCTTCGCGAACTACACAGGCGCAGATCATCAAAAGAAAGCAGTCTCCTTGCTTCACGGTGAAATCCTGGCTGCCAATCCTGGCATCCTTAGCGAAGATGCAGCATGGCGCAAGACATACTCAACGCCACCAACACCCTCTGTTGCTAACCCCCTAGCCGTTCCTTACTTCTGGCAACTCGATAACGGGGATACCGGATGGAGGGAATGTCAAACGTCGTCTATCGCTATGGGCTTGGCGTTCAAGCATGTTCCGGGCATCCGTGATGATCTGGATTACTTGCGTGTTGTCAGGCGTAACGGTGACACAACTACTAGGGGTGCTCACATGGGGGCACTTGAGGAGATTGGCTATAGCGGTGCTGAATGGCGTGTCAACTGGACACCCGAACAGATCCGCTCTGAGCTTGATCGTGGCAATGTTGTAGCAGCCGGTGTATTACATCACGGCCATGTAAGTGCTCCCGGTGGTGGTGGCCACTTCATTGCCATTATTGGCTACACCAATACTCATTGGATCTGTCACGATCCCTATGGTGAAATCAACCTAGTCAACGGTGGTTGGATCACATCGGCCCAAGGGGCGGGAAGGAGTATCAAGTATTCCTTCCAAAACCTGAATCCTCGTTTGTTTGTAGGCGGTGGCTGGGCCTGGGCCATCCGGTGAAATCGCCTGTTTTTTCCTTTCTCCCCCTTCTTCTCCCAATGAAACGCTTTTCCGAACTCAGCTGCCCTGAGCTTCTGAATTACAACGCTGATGAATTGAACGATGCAATCAAGCTGGAAGCTATTCACCGGGGAATCGCGCCTCCTGTCTCCCTCAGCGAAGCCATCCAAACCTCAGGCTTTGCAGGCCATATCCCGTCAAAAGATGACGTTGCCATTTATCGCCTTGGCACTGACGGTTACGGGGATGATGTTGGCTGGCTCTCTGAAGAGGCGGCGTTAATGGCGATGACAGGTGCTGTTGCTCTTGAATCCACTTACAAGCGCGGCAAGTCGGGAGTCAAGCTGGCAACGGATAGCTTTGTTGTACTTAAGCGTGTGATCCTTCCTGGGGAAGCACAGACCTACAGGTTGCACAAGCTCGATGAGTACGTCAGCCCAGCATCGAATGAGTTTGATGAACTTGCGGATACCTGTTATGACACTGTTCGCACAACCAGGCAGGCGGCCTACAACCGTCAAGTTGCGATTGAGCGTCAGGCTGAGTACGTTCGCCTAGCCAATGGTGATGTTGCTATTGCCAAGGCTTTCTGGGCCAAGGCTGAAACTCTCGATTGGCCCTCCCTTGAGGCAGTGGCATGAACATCCCTCCCGAAACCCTGGCTTGGCTGCGCCATTCCGCCGCCCTCGATGGTGCTGTTGTTTCCCAAACTTTACTGAACCTGCTGGAGCGCGTTGAGGCGTTAGAGGCTGCCCAGCCCGCCCCGCCAGCGCCGGAGCCGGGGGAGGTGGCGAAGTTGGCGGCTGATTTGCAGTCTCGCCAGTTTGGCCCTGGAGATTTAGACCGCGCCGCCACCCTGCTCCAGCAGCAGGCCGGGATGGTCAACTGTCACTGGGATGGCCCACCTCCCGCGCCACACACCTCGGTTTCTGATTGGTTCGAAGAGGAGGGGTCCAAAGGTATTCTGTATGGTTTGCGTATTTCTCCGCTCCCTTCGCGTGGCGGGTCACGCCAGACCCACGCCATCCCGCTGCCCCAAGCCGAGGAGGTGGAGGGATGAGCCGCCATTCCCCTCTCTCCCCCGAGGCTGTTTACACTATCCTCAATAGTTCAGAATCTAACAGTGAATTGGGCCGTCAGTTTGGCGTATCCAAGCAAACAATCTCCAAGATCAGAATGGGGGAGATTCACCGTAATGTCGCTGGCGCCTACATACTCACGGATGAACAAAAGGCTGTAGCAGTGCGGGCCGTGCTTGAACACTCCCCAGTCGAGTCACATCTAGCTGTGTCAGAGTCAGTGGGTATTGCCAGGGATACCGTAATGCGGATCAGGTTTGGGCAAATATATGCTGATGTTTTACCTGAACTGGAACGTCTTGATCCCAGTAAAAAGGGAGCTTATTGCTACCGCTGTACTCACTGGGGAAAGAAACGAGTTGGGGGCGACTGCACATTAGGCATCCCTGAGGCCGCCATCGAAGGCAGTCTTTATGCTAGGGGCTGTGGAGCTTATCAAACTCACTCGCAACTCTAGTATTCATCCTTGCGTTGATTGTTGGTCGGGGGAGGAAACTCATCCGACCTTTTTTGTGCTGTTGCACCAACCCCAGCACTGAGCCCTGCACCACCCAGCAGGGCCAGGATGGTTGACTGATAGTTGTCGGACGCCTTCTGGAAATCATCCATGAGCCTTCCACACTTCGTACCGTTTTCAATAATCTCTTGATGCAGCCTTTGTGCCGCTGGGCCGCCGATCTGAGCTTGATCCATCCGGTTGCCCAGTTTCGCCCCGTAGAGAGAGCAACGCTGAGCGGCGTAACCGATCATGCCAAGATGGGCTGACAGCAGGGCAGCAAAGGCCCCCAGTAGGGCAGCAACGAACCAGGATGGTTTAGTCACTTCATCACCTAAAAATACTTCTCAACTCTTACCCGCACAGTCATACTTGGCAAGTTGGTACTTCCACCGCCGACGTTAGCAAGAACCAGCGTTACGGTATTTACGGCTGAAACATAGCCGTATAGGCTCAGGCCAAGCAAGTCTGTTGTTGCAGACACGATTACTGCATCGCCTACTGCGGCACCTACGATTGTCAAAAAGGTAAAGGCTGACGTTCCAGTTCCAATCGCGGGGGGGTCCCACACCACCGATCCGTAAAGAGGAGTGAGGCCTGGGCATCCATCAACATACAAGTTGGAGATATTGCCAGGGTTGGATATCGTGACACCTCCAGCGTTGGTGTTGTTGCGTAAATCGCAGTTAGTAATTGTAATGTTTGAGGCCCCGCTTGTTAGCTGAATACCACCATTGATGTTATCTTCGACGCGCAAGCCATCAATTACCAGTCTAGAAGCACCCGCACCGACTACGACACCCCAATCTTGCGTGGAATAGCCCTTAATGTATCCACCGGAAACTGTAATCGCATAGCCATTGACAATGTTAATGCCTGAGCCAGCGGTGCCCCCGTTGTCGTAGTCGTTAGCTTGAATCTGTGGAGATATAAAATCTATGTTTTGAGCTTGGGCATTATCGATGTAAATGCCGTCTGAATTAAAGCCATCAATAGAGCACTCAAATGTGACCGATGTGCATGGTGATGTGATGGAAATGCCCCTCCCGCTTGTACCTCCCTGCCCAAGTGCGCTGACTCGGCCGGACCACTTAAAATCAGTTACGGCAGTTGTTCCGATAAACTCAATACCATTGCCTGCACTAATGTCAGACATTGCCTGAGAAGCAAAGATATTGCTGGTCTGCTTTGCAGCTGTATTACCAAAGGAGTAATTTGCTACTTTTGTGGCAATGACATGAACGTTGTTTAACCAAAGTCCGTCAACAGCAACTACTTTGAAACCGTAGTCAAGGTAAGGTGTGATGGTAGTAAGTGTTGCTGTGCCACACCAAAAATTAAGGCCGTCCATAAATATATCTCCACCATACGAGGCATCTACAGTTGAAAGCCCAATCTCCATAGCGCTGCGACCCGTTGGACTTCCAGTATTTGCTGAAATTGCAACATCTCTGACGTAGCCTTCATTGACTCCAAGCAATGAAACGCCGTTGTATCCATTCTTAATGATACAGTTGGATAGGATAATGGAATAGCAATTATCGAAAACCACATGAGAGCCAGTGTTCATGGTGCCGATATTATCAAGATATGCATTTTCCAAGCCAAGCCAACCCAGCCTTGATGCTACGCCACCGAATCTTATTGTAGACCCATAGTTGGCAGTCCTGAGAAGCCTACAACTACCCCGTGAAGATCCACCTAAACATACTCCTTCTCCTGTTACAACTAATGTAGCAGTGACTTTGAAAAAGCCGTCGGCCAGTACCTTGCAGCCGTTAGATTTAGCTGCAGCGCATGTAAGTGCTGCCTGAATAGCAGCCGTATCATCTGCCGCACCATCTCCGACTGCCCCAAAGTCCTTGACGGACACCACTTCCATCAGCTTGTCCTTTACCGTGCGGGCAACAGCTCCAGTGCCTGACTGAGTAAAATTGACCCCAGCGTATCGACCGTCAGGATCTACAGCCCTGTAATCCACCCACTGCCATGTATTCGCAAGGGCAGAGTAAACAAGACGCACACTGAGACTTGTGGAGCCAACGAATCCAGACGGGCGGCCAGTGAGAGGCGTAAAGCTCTCGATCCCGGTGCTGTTGGTTATGTCAACCCTTAACCCATTCGTTCCGGCTGGGATGCTTGCAACATTCCCAACAATGGTGTACTGCGAAGCAATGGAGGACTGGATAGCCCCAACCTGGGCTGTAAGCGTATCAACTCCTGTTTGTGCAGTCCCGGCCTTGTCATAAGCCACCTTGACAGCGGCAGCAGTCGGGGGATCGACCGTGCTTGAACTCACAGCAGAGTTGACAAGCTGTGTTTTCAGCAGGTATCGAGAATCAGCATTGGCCGCCCGATAGTCGATCCATTGCCAAGTCGCAAGACTGACGCTGTATCTGATCCGAACAATCAGCGATGACGAGCCTACAAACCCCGATGGCACCCCAGTAAGCGGGGTGAATGTCTGCATCGAAGTAGAGTCCAACACCTCGCCACTGATGGCTGATCCTGGATTGGTGGGGACTGCCGCCCTGTTTGCGTACAGGGTGTAAGGAAGTTGATTGGCAACATTGGCCAAGACAAGGCCAACTTGAGTATTCGCATCAGTGGCTAGCGCAAGTGCCGCTGCGTTTGCCTCGTACTGCTCCTGAGTAACGTACAGATTGTAAAGGTTGACATCCCTCAACCTTTGGGCAGGAAGATTGATGCCATCGGGCACGTCAACAAGCGGGCCAGTAATCGGCGTGATGCGCCTAACGATTACAGCCTCATTGGCCACCGTGGCAACCGACAGCTTGACTTGAGTAAGGGCCGTGTTGAACTCCCACTGTGCAGGACGGAAGCGTTCAACAAGTGTGGCCCCGCCATCAAGTGTTGTGAAAACGCGAATGTGCGAAGGATCAAGGAATCCAATCGCAGCACCGCCAGAAGTCGTCAGGTTGAAATAGACCGTGCCAACTGCCGGGGAGCTATAAACGGCTCCCGAATATGTGTAGGAAGGAAGTGGCACGGCCTAGCAATCGCTCTGCCAATTCTGGCACGGTACGCTCCTAATCGCCAGAACGGGCGGCTCTAAATAGCTCCTCAATTCCATCGTTTACGATCTGCGCCCCGGCAAGATCATTCTGCTTCAATAGCTCTTTCTTCGCGTCGGTCATTGTGGCTCTACGGGCAACTGCTGAGTTTTCCTGCACAAGCCGATACATTGCCGCGTGGGCGTAATCACTGATGGCCTTGTCGAGTGCTTGTGTAATTTGTGCCCTATCGGCACTTTTCAATGCTGCCCGCTTCTCGATGAACTGTTGCACCTCTGGCCTTCTGGCGTAGTCATTGATGAACTGTGCAACTGTCTTACCGTCAATCTCAATCTCTGACATGTACTTGTTGTATTGCTGTTGCTCAGCAGTGGTGAGCCTTACCCCATCGGGCCGCTTCTCCTGATAGAAGCCCTTGATGGCGAAGATCGCGCTCCATGGGCCGCTCTCCCCCTTGCCCCCGCGAGGCAGGAACGGAATGGCCTGTTGCAGCGGATTGAGCCCGTTGGGGCCGCCCCCAGGGGTGATCGGGACCGGCTTGCCGGTGATCTGGTCGATCAACTGGGGGGCCTTCCCCACGCCGGGGAGACGGTCATTCAGCTTGCCAAACACGCTTCCATAGAAGTCTTCATGCACACGCATGGCCTCGATAAAACTCGCGCCGCCATAGGCATGTTTGTACGGATCTTCAATGCGTCGAACGTAATTCAACGCTCCCCCAAAAGGTGTTTGAGTTGATAGCCAGTTCTGAACTGCCCTCGTTGACTTTGCACCATTGGCCGCCTCAGGGTCGGTCAGGATGCCCATTACATCCTGTAGCCCTTGCAGGAAGCTCGCTTGATACAGGCCGGTGGCCATGATACCGGCGATGCCTGCTATCCAATGCTCCTGATCCTGATAGTTGGCGTAGCTGCTATACATTCCCGCATCTGCCACCATCCTCAACACAATCGCAATCGGCTCCCCGAAACGATCAAATGGAATGTTCAGATCGCCAACTTGAATCGAATAACGTGATCTTCCATGTTCTTCCAACCATTGATCGTAGGCTTTCTGTGCCGTAGACCCCTTGCCTCCCCCAGTCCATCTGCCAGGGCCACCGCCCACAATGGCTCCGCTCATCACCCCCGCGTACATCGCAGCAGCAGCAGTGGTGGTAACGGCGATCTGCCCAGCGATCCTGAATGTTTCACCGGGATCAGCCAGCATCTTTTTCTGTAGGGCCAGCACGGTTGCCGTTGGGTTGCCCCCATTCTCGACAAGAGTTTTCCCTGCTTCTAATGCAGCTCCGAATCCTGTTGACTCAACAAAGCCTTGCTTGAGAATGTTCAGGGGAGTACGAACAAACGGGATCATTGGCTTAAGCATGGGGCCAATGACTGGCACCTCAAGGGCGCTGCTCACTTTCGATGCCCATGAGTTTTGTTCCTGAAAGGTGGCCCGGTCAGCCTCGGCCATGATGCCATTCTCAATGTCATAGATGGACTTGACCTTCCATTTCTCTTGTGCTGTTGGTGCGGTTAAGTTAAATGCCAAAGCCTGCTCTTGCTTCATATACGCATCCAACGCTGCCTTATCTGTTAGGTCAACGCCATTCTCAATAGCTCGCTTGATTGCCCGTGATGCAACCTCTCCCCTTACAACAAGATGCTT